TGAACCGCTAATATTGACAGCTAAAGAAGTAATAGAACCACTTGCAGCGTTCAAAGGTACGGCAGTTGTGCCGATATAAAGCGATGAATTCCCCAATACACCACTCGGAATAGTGCCTGATAAATTACCAGCAGTTAAGCTGGTTAGACTTGCTCCTGAACCACTAAATCCTGTGGCTGTAAGAACGCCAGTAGAAGGATTAAATTGGTACTTAGTAGAGCTTGTATATTCAGTTGTAAGGTTTCCAGTTGTTTGATTAGCGAACAAAGGATAACGAGTTGCATTTGTAGTGGTGTCATCGGTAACAGTCGCATAGGAAGTAGGAGTTGTCCAAGTAGGAGCTCCTGCGCCATTAGAAGTTAAAACTTGTCCTGTTGTTCCTGCTGATAAAAACGATGTTGCTCCGCTTCCTGATTGGTAAGGAATATATCCTGCGCCACCGCCAGCTAAATTAGTTGCAGTTGTCGCTGTTGTTGCTGAACCTACCGATAAAGTCGATTGAGCAACATATTGAGGGGCAGATGCGCCAGCCGTCAATACATAGTTTGTAGTGCCTAAAGCTAGGAATGTAGTCGTTCCTGTAGAGGATTGATAAGGCAATGAGCCAGCAGCTCCACCAGCAATGTTTGTAGCACTTGCAGCCAAAGTAGCTGAAGCGACTGAGCCACTAACAATAGACCCTAAAATTGAGGTAATCCAGCTAGGATTTGAGTAGCTACCAGTGGTATATACGCCATTGGTTACTGTTCCTGCATTTCCTGTAACGCTAATACCCCAAGTACCAGAAGCTCCAGTTCCTGTTGTAGAAGGAGCTCCAATAGTATTGTAAGAAATAGTTTGCGCTACTGAACCATTAAAAGTTGTTCCTGAAGCTGCGCCTGTTCCACCATTGTTAAATGTCAGCGAATTAGGAGTATTTGCGGTTACTGTTGTAGAACCTCCTAAAGAAACAGCATTGCCATTAATTGTGATGCTAGAGTTCGCCAAATAGCTGTTAGTAATTGGAGTTGCGTTCCAAGTTCCAGCAGTTAAAGTGCCAACTCCTGTAATTCCAGTATAAGAACCGCTAATAAGGCTAGAAGCGATTGTTCCGCTAGTGATTTGGCTTGCTGCAATAGCAATAGCAGTAGCAGAAAGCGCAGTTAATTGACCTTGTCCGTTTACAGTTGCGCTTAAAGTATTGCTTGCAGAACCATAAGAGCCAGCAGTAACGCCAGTATTTGCAATGCTAAAAGTATTAGCACTAAGGGATAACCCTGTACCAGCGTAATAAGTATTCGAGCCTGAGAATTGAACCCAAGGCATTGCAGTTACATTAATTGTGCCTGTTTCAGTAGCGGTACAAACCCATCCTGTTTCTGCCTGACCGCCATTAAGAATGACTGTATAAGCACCTGGCACTTCAGACCAAGTGTCCATATCGGTTGCACGAGTCCAAGCACCTGATGAAGCTATATATATGCCGTTAAATTGACTAGAAGATTCATTTTTAACAAGAACTCTATCGCCAGCTAGGGTAGTGTAGCCATCAATCGTTTGAAGCCCTGACAGCGTTATAGGGGCTGTTGTAGCGCATTGACAAGCAGCTTTAGGGCCAAGACCTTGAGCTACTGTATCAACATAAAATTTGTTAGCAATATCATTAGCGTTAACAGGAGTTGTTGTAACTTGTCCTGTAGTCGTACTAATGTTAGTAAATGCTCCTGTTGACGGCACTAATGAACCGATAGGAGAGCTATCTAAAGTGCTATTGGTAATGGTTAACCCTGATTGAATAGGATTAACTTTTGCATAAAAAGGCTGACCCTGACCTATAAATGTCTGAAAATTGCCATAGACATCAAAATAAGCCTGAACTGGCAGTAGATTTTGGTCTACTGTGGAAGAAGGGCCAGCCATAATGCTCCTTAATAAGCTATTGCATTAACTAAAACTACATCACCAGCAGACATATTTGCAGCTATTCCAGTAGTTACAGAATAGCTAGTAAAAGTAATAGTTGTTGATGTACTACCAGTTAATTGCAAGAACAAAGTATTTCCGTTAGTAACATCAGCAGCAAATCCTAGCCATCCATTAGGGGCAGTAGGAAGTGTAATTGTTCCGTTTGCTGCACCGCCTGTACCAACTACGATTTTGAATGCAAAAGTGCTAACGGCTGTAACAGTAGGATTTGTGCCAAAACCAGCAGAAACTATAGGCAAAACTGATGTTGTTGCAAATAAATTGCCGTTTAAAGACAAAGAACTTGCATTAATAGGCGCAACTAATTGATTACCACCTTGACCAATTAAATTAGTGCAAACATTATTTGCATTGTATTGGGCTTGGACAGGCAATAAATTAGTTGAAACTGTTGAAGCTACTTGATTTGAGCTCATTATGAGATTCCTTCGCCTGGCGTAATTTCTACTGAAGTTGCTGCACTAGCTATAAACCAAGCATTCGGTGGAATAGAGCTAAATACACCAACACCATTAGCAGGAATCGCTAAAACATTCATTACAGGAGCACCAGCAGAAGGAGCAGTAGCAACAGGGGTTACTGTTGCGTCATTAGGCTCTTGAGGAGCCCATCCTACATGAACTAAGCTACTTGTAAGGTTAACAATGCGATAGCCTGACGGATATACATTGTTAGATGCTTTTACTTGAACGGCAGTTGTTCCTACTTGATAGGTTGCGCCAAAAGGTGCGAATGCTGAGTTATAGGCCATTGTTTTTTCCTTAGACTGAGCTAGTTGGCAAAGGCAAATTTTCAGGCTTAATAATTTGCAAGTAATAAACGCCAGCAACAGTAACAGCAGAAGCACCAGTAGCATTAACAAAATCTAATGCAATGGTATTTTGAGCAGTTACACGAGCATTTACACAAGCTACGCCTTTAGTTTGAGCAAAAGCAGTAGAAACAAGCACTACATTGCCTACTTGAACATCAGGAACAGTAATTGTTACTTCATCTGAAGAATCGGCAATAGTGGTTACTGGAAGGGTATATTGAATGACTGAGGAAGATAAAACATTTCCACGAGCAATAGTAGTAGATGACATATTTTTTCCTTTGAATAAGGTAAATCAATTATAGGGTATATAAGAAAAAAAGCCATACCTTTTGAGCATGGCTTTTTCCTTTACTTCATTAGTTTTTAGCTAAAGTCGTAACCATAGATGTAAGCATCTACAGTACCGACTGCGCCTGCTGCCGTACCAACATAAGCATACAAAGTTTGAGCCGAGAAAGCCAAAGTGCTTTCATAAGCTGTAGCTACTGTAGTGCCTAGCAAAGCTGTATTGTTGGTCAAAGTAGTAAGAGCAAAAACTTCAGTACCACTTCCGCTTGCACCGCCTGGAGCAGTATAAACAGAAATAACAGCAGAGCTAAGGTTAGCTACTGCTCCTGCGTTGTTCGCATTAGTGAAAATAATGGAAGTTGGCAAGTAGTTATTAGTGTTATTAACTGGAATTGCGGTAGATGCTACAGAGTTAGCATTAATCCCTTTAACAACGGCTAACAAGCGTAATGCTTGGTCAGTCGTTACATTCGAGGGATGAGCTGAAGTAGTTACTGCTGGGCCTGGATTAGACATAATAGTTTCCTTTCGTTATCCGTTAGTTATTAAGCTGCAACTCGGCAAGCGAGTTCTGGATAGAGAGGAGCCCAGCCATACAGGACATCAACACGAGTTGGAATAGAGTCGTTGTTAATGGTGTATTGACGAACTACACGCATTGACAGACCGATTTCCTTGTCGGAAGCACGACCAGCAAAGTGAACGCCTTCAGGCAACTCAAGGTCAGCCATAGCCATTGTGTAAGCATTGCGGTGCATAACGATGTTTTGTGGAGAAACGATACCATTTCCACTTGCATTGTATTGTGATGCAAAGAATGTTACAGCAGCAGTTGCTGATGGATTAGGGATGCTCACATTCTGGAACTGACCGCCATAGATAACAGCAGGAGATACAGTTACTTGAACGCTTGAACCTGAAGCTACAGAAACAGCAGACTTCACTACAAATGAACGCAGTTTGTTTGTGCCGTAAGCTTGTCGGTTTTGTGGGTTAACTGCATAAACACCAGCGATTTGGAATGTATCACCAGCATTCAAGTTGATAGTACCAGTATTGGCAGCAGTCAAAGTGATTGTTGATGTTTGAGCCCAACCGCTATTCAAGAAACCAGCAGCAGTAGTTGTTGCAACAGAAGCAGTAACAGTAGCTGTTGAGAAGTTACCAAAAGTTTGTGAAACGATGTTTTGGTCAAGCTTCCAATTCATACCGCCTGAGTCACGACCCATCAAGCCTTTTGTATATTGGCTAGAGATTTGCTCAGTAGGAACGAACAAGCCTTTCAAGCTGTCAACGATAGTTGCAGATGTAAATGGCTCAACGATGCAAGAACGGCGACCATCACGAGGAGCACCTTCAGAATCAAGGTAAGCCTGTGCTGACAAGTATGTATACAAGCCAGTTGGAGGAGTTCCAGCAGTACCAACGATGTTAGCTGTGTTCAAAGCAGCAGTCGTAGTACCATCAAAGTCAATTTTATTCGCAATTGCAGCACATTCTGTTACTTCGGCTTTCGCTTACTGACCCTTTCAGGCGGAGCAACTTCTTCGAATCGCTCTCTAGAACTTTTGTTTACATCAAGTTGCGTTCTAGTTCAGACTATCGCATCCTCCGTAGAGGCCTTCCCACTTAGTCGTTCAGGCTGTATTTAAACTTGCCCCTTGTTGTCCACTTCTGGAGTTCCAAGTCAATCAGGGATGGTTTTCCTAGCTCTTAATGAACTAGGCCGCTACTGTTAACGGCTGGCTTCAAAATGCGGTCACTAAACATATCAAGGCTTAATGCCAAGTCTTGTGTAGTAAATTGAGTATCAACGTGGAACTGAGTGCTTAAAGTAACTGGAACTGAAGTTTCGTTCAGGTCTTCTACGTTCAAAGCTGGGCCAGTAGTACCGATAAAACGGCCTGGTCTGCGTACGTTAACTGTTGCGCCAATTTTTGCGCCAACTACGGCAAATTGGTCATCATAGTTGCGGTCAACTTCTGATGTAAATGTTAATTCGTTTTCGAGAACCATCAACGCTTCGTTGGTGATTTTCGAGATAGTTAATAAGGTATTACTCATTTTAAATCTCCAAAAAAATTAGGTTTATCTAACCTTACCAGCCTGTCTTGCAGCTTTCCATTGAGCATAAGTTCCATGAAATTCACCATTGGTGTCTACTAGAACATCTGCGCCAACTTTTCCACCACTTAACGGCCTGATAGGGTCAGGTGCTTTACTTTCCGAAACTACGGCCTTTTGTTTTTCAGCTTTAGGAGGCTTTACTTCCTTTGCTTCAAACTTAGCTTCCAGTTTGCCTATTTCTCTAAGAGCTTTAACTACTGGCATTTCTGTCAGTCGTTTAGCAAAGTCCTCATCTGATGCCAAGAAATATAGGAGTTGTGGGCCTACATCACTCTCTAAGATTGAATCTCGTATTTCGTCACTTACGACTACATTACTAGATTGAACCATTGCATCAAAATCAGGCAAATCAGCCTTCGCTTTAGCTATCTTCTCATTCCAAGATTGCAAAACCTTTTCTTGAGCTTCTTTTGCTTTGCGCTGTGCTTCCTCTGCATCCCTTTGCTTCAAAGCATTTTCCGCACTCCATTCTGCTAATGCCTCTGCATATTCAAAGGCATCATTAAACTGGCTTGCTTGGGGTTTACCCTCAGCTTTTACAGTTTCCTGTTGTGGCTGTTGGACATTCCCTGCTTCATAACTCTTTAGCTTTTCTCTAAGTTCACGAGCTTCAGCTTCCGCTTGTTTGGCTCTTTGTGTAACCTTATCGAAACGCTTATTAAGCTTATCCTTCTGCTTCTCAGGCTTTTGTTCCTTAGCTTCTCCCTCTGCTTCTGGTTCACTCTGCTCTGCGCTTTGCTCTGGCTCTGAATCTTTCTTTACAGATTCAGCCTCAGAAGGCTCTGCTATGTCAGCTAAACCTAATCTTTCTGCATAAAAGGTTGTTGCGTTTTCTGCTGTTACTACATTACTTGCTTCTCTTACTTCTGAATCGGCCATGATTTCTCAAGCTCCTGATGTTAATGTTACATATATACAACTTTAAATAATTACTGTCTATTTTTCTTTACCAGCTTTTTTAGCTTCTTTCATCAAAGCTTTTTGTTGCTTAAGCTGGTCTTTGTCCATTCCTTTAAATGGGTTCTGAACTTCAGGCTCATATTTCTTTCCTGCTCTGCGAGCCATTTCCTTCATTTTCCACTCTAAAACATTGTCACTAGTTACTGTTGGCATGGTTTCCTCCGATTAAATGCCTCTTTCGACTGCTTCTGCTTCTGCTTCTTTCAAATCAGTCATGTTCATTTGAGCCAAAACTAGGGCTAATTGCGCCTTCATTTGCTCAATTTCTTTCTGTGTTTCAGTCTTAATTACTGTGTCATGAGCTGCAGTATTAGTACGCAAGTGCGTATCTTCCCTGCGAACATCAACTTCCATGCGCTTGCGTTCAGTTTCAGCCTCTTGCTTCTGTTGCTCAATGGAAGCTCTGTATTTCATGTCCATTTGAAGCTGTTGTAACTGTTGCTGAAGCTGTTGCATCTGCATCTGTTGTTGCTTAATAATCATCTGCGCCTGTGGAGGAACTTCAGATTTATCGTCAATTTGAGCCAATGGGTTAGCAGCAGCCAAGCGGTCAGCAATAATGTCTGCGCCTGGGAAGTCCATGTTACGGAAGATTAAATCGCCAGCTTGTTGCATCAAGTTAGGGTCAGAAGGCAATAGAGCCATCATGTTTTCTACTGCTTCTTGGCGTTTCGATGCGTAGCCAGGGCCAGTTTCCATAACGATGTCATATTCGCCTACAGTTACATCGTTCAGAATCTTCTCAATTCCTTGCTCATCGACTGTTTTTTGGTTTAGATTGACCAATTCGCCTTTGCCGTCATCGCCAATAATGCGTAAAACTCTATCTTCAGAGTAAATATGCGGAATTAAGTCTAAGCAAATACGACCAGATTGACGGATTGAACGAGTCAAATTGTCGTAATAGTGGAAATTGGTCATATCGGTCTGCTGTTGCATACCATTTAACGCTTTTCCACTCATGTTTCCTGTCGGAAGCTGGCTTGGGTCGTAAATACCTACGACTGCCATCAAGTCTGAGTTTAGACCTTGCAAAGCTGTAACCATTCCAGTAGGAGGAGGTTCAGGCTGAATACGAGTAGGAGGAGGAGCTGGTCTGCCTTCGCTATCAGTTTGCTTGTAGCGTAAAACAGGCATGGATTTCACATTGGCTGTGTTCCATTCCATTTCATGCCCTTCATCCTGACCTTCAGCAAGCAAATACTTAGCTTTAGGAGCAAGGGCTACTGACTCGGTAAGAGCCGTAGACCAAAAGTTATACATCCTTTGTGGGTCTTTAGCCATGCGAGTAAGACCGAATTTCTTCTTCTTACTGTCCACAATGAGTTGCTGACCATAAACAGGCACAACAGGAATGTATCGACCTACCCAATCCTTTTGTTCAAGGATTTGCATCCCTGTTAGCTTGCACCATTTAATTTGCTTTTTAATGGTTTCACGCTTGGAAACGACATAAATGCCAGCATCTTGCAAGATTGTTTCAGGTGGCTTTTCATCTTCGTAGCAAGTTGTTCCATCGGACAAAAGCAACAATTTCATGCGCTTATGCTCGGTGTAAAAATACTCGGCAATGCGAATATCTTCCTTGGTAATCCATTCTGACTGAGAATCGCCAGTTCCACGAGGATTAAAACCGCCTCCATCGTCTGCGCCTGGATACATCTTGCGGAAAGCTTCTTTGCTAATGACTTCAGTAATCAAGCATTTTTCTGCATCTGAGCCATCAGGTTCATTGGAATTAGGGTCAAAATAGACCATAAATGGGTTTTCAATGCGCTTGATGTAGATTTCTTGATACATCGCATCAGGTCTTGGGTAGTCATGAACGATACGCCAAAAGCCCCATCCCATACGAACTGCAAAGTCAAAAGCATTGTCATAAGCTGCATCTGCATCTGATTGGTTCTCAATATGGCGCAAAATGCCTGTAATGGTTTGAGCTACTTTCTCATCAGATTCGGTATTCATGCCATGCGCCTTCATGCGAGGTCTTTGCTGGCGTTGTTGGTTAGCAATCTGACGGCAATACGCATCAATCTTGTTGATGGTCAAATAAGGACGAGATTCTAGTAGTCGAGAGTTCTGAATCTCTACAGGCCATTGGTCGCCACCGGCGAACTTTAAGTCATCTAGTGCTTCAACTCGGTTATTAGAATCGTTATCGGAACAGAAACGCAAGAAGTCTTTAGCTTCTTGGATAATTCCTGATTCATAATCATCGCCATATTGAGTGGAATATATGCCACCATTGCCTGAGTCGTAGACTGCCATAGTTATTCCTTAATTAAGGTTTTGCCCATTCTATCCCATCCATGAGGAAATGCCCATATCAATAGGCTTTCTTTTAACAACTTTTTTCTCTTGAATCATGAGCCCAATATAGCGGAAAGCATCTGCTCCATGCGAATAATTGTCATGAACTGGCTTTAAGCTGAACGCTTTCGTATCAGGGTCAACATCGTATCTGTAATGGCGCAAGCAATCTAATCCTGCTGCCGTATTGTTTTTATCAAAGTAACACGATGCAAAAATAGTTCTTGCAGCGTTAATTGAATCCGCAATAGGCACTTTGCCAATGATTCTGACATTAAATCCTGAAGCCCTTACGATGTCCTCTAAGCTTCTGCCATTGGCAGCCAAAGTCTTATTCTGAGCATCATGCGGAAGGTAGAGAGTGTCATAGACATAGCCAAATGTCTGCATCCGAGCCAATATTTCGCTGATTGTGGTCTGAGTTGTTTCAAAATAGCGAATGAGCCTGGTTTCCATTCCTACGAACTGAACGAACCAAATCGCAGTTGCATCAGCCCATCCAATATCAAATACCGCCATTACTGGCTTAGTTGCATCGTATGGAACATTAGTGATTCTGCCGTCTTGCTCTGCCCTAGACATTTCTTTGCCAAAGACTGCGCCATCAATAGTTGACCTTGTGAAACCTTCCCAAACATTTTGATAAGCCTCAAAATCCCTTGTTTTTAGGTTTTGGCGTTCAATATCCAATACTTCAGGAAACCAAGGATTATCGTTCCAATTAACCTTTTGGACTACGGCATTATCAGGAGGGCTGATAACGAATCGTTTGTAGGTTTCGTCAGTTGGCAGCTCTGGGTTAAAAGTAATCCAAATCTCAGAGTTTTCCTTACGAATAGTAGGAATCAAAATATCCCAAGAAATAGCCGTAATATTGTTTGCCTCCTCGCACCAACAGTAATCTATTCCTTCTATACTTTTTAGACCATTTACATTGTTTTTGATGCCAGCAAAGATAAACTCTGTTCCGTTTACGCCTCGAATAGAGCTTTGAGTTATCTCGTACAGGCTTTCTAGCTTTAGATTGTAGATTTGGTCACATAAGAGCTTATGAACCGAGTCTTTAATAGAAGTTTGAAATTCCCTAGCGCATAGGACTCGAATGGTTCTTGTTGCTCCTATGCAGAGTAATGCTCTAGCTACAGAATGGGATTTTCCTGCTCCCCTTCCACCATAAAGGATTCGATAACGACTGTTCTTTGGTTCAAATAGGCATTTAAGCTTTGCAGGAAATTGGGGCCAAATGACCCCTTTTTCGTCAATCTTTGTTTCCATTAGGCTCTACAAAACTCATGGCTATTGCGCTTACTACTGTTCCGTCAGAAGAAGTAATGTCTGTAGTCTGTTGAGGCTTTCCTTCAACTCTATCCATAATCATGTTCAAAGCAGCAAGACTTCCTTCTTCAGCCTCTTTAAATATTCCCTCGATAATTCTTTCCATCTTCTCAGGATTCTGAACGATAAAACGCTTCATCTGCTCAGTAAAAGGCTTCTTCTTCGCATTTTGGTTTCCCTTCATGCTTTCGGAAATTTTCTGTTTAGTTTCTAAGTCCATGATTTTAATAACAAATAAAGTTAGTAATCAGTCACTCATTTGCCATGCTATCAGAATTAGCTTCTGCTTGGTCTACATCAGCTTGAACTTCTGAGCTGTTTTCTATATTTTTCCATTGGTCTTGGAGCTCTTGTGGAACTCCAGGCTGGAAAATAAGTGCGTTCATGTCCGCTTGCACTTCTTCAATGCTTTGCGGAACAGGATACGGCAGATAGATATTAGGCGCAGTCATGCTGGTTGTTCAGGTTCTGCTGGTGTTTCTACAGGAGCAGGAGTTTGTGCGCTTGCTTGTGGCAATGCTTGACCATGAATCTTAGCGATTAAAGGGGCTACTTCTTCGTAAGCACCTTTAGCTAGATGTTTTAGGGCTGCTTCTACTTCTTGTAGTTCTAGGGATAA